GAACTTTGGAAGACTCAGTATGCCCTTACCGAGTTCACTGACCCAACCAACTTCAAGTCTTATGAAGAACTTAAGGCGAAGTTGAACAAGGTTGTAGGAAACGACATTCGTAGCACTGGTGATGATTTTGTCCGTGCTGAACAAGTTGCCTCTCCCCCCAAGTCTGATGTGTCATCACCATCAGCCGCTGAAGCACCCGTCACTGAAGAGGATGGTGAGTCCGGCGATGCCCTCTCGTACTTCGAGAAGTTGGCAAACGAAGGTTGACCATAACTTTCGTAAATCGATGAGAAAAGGGGACTCTTTCGGGAGTCCCCTTTTTTTGTTATCGTTTTCGTGTCATCAAGTCATTAAGAGTGTTATCACGGTCACGGGTCATTATGTCAGTGTAAACGTGTTGACTGTTGTTTACGGTATTGTTCATTGTCTGTGCCATATTCAATCCCTTGTTTTGACCAAGACTTTCCATAGCCATCAAATCTCTTGCTTGTCTATTTTCTCTTACCATATCCAAGTTTGATGTTTGTGCCATTGCAAGTCTACCCGAAAGGTCTATCTCGGGAATCGCATTGAGTTCTGTAAGTTTACCTGTCAGTTCTCCGATAGAGTCCGCAAGGTTCTTTACTGATTCTGCATTCTTGTCGAGCATTGACGCAATCGTGGGACTTCCCAATGACTCGAACATTTGGTCGAAGAATTTAGTGGGGAAAGTAGCATTCTGGAATGCGAGAATCTTTACCATTCCTGCTGATAATTTTCCGAGTGCAGGACCAATGATTGCTATTTGTGGTGCAACGGCAGCAATTCTTTCGAGAATTTGAATTGGGTTAATCTTGGGTTCTTCCTCGATACCAAGAAGTCCCTTGAACCATCCCGTTACGGCTCCAACTGCTCCACCAACCAAGTCTCCGATACCCATCATCTTCTCTGGTGCGTTACCCATAAAGGCTTTGATTGCACCACCAAGTCCTGCAACCACTCCGATGGTTTCGTTCATAGTGGCGGAGTCAATTTGCAAAGCACCAAAGGCTTGAAGAGAATCCATCAAGTCATAGATTCCTGCGGCACCTTCTGCGATGTCTGCTCCAACTTCACCGAACGATGTCAACGCACCAAGCATATCCATTGGAGAAGCGGCGGGTTCACCACCAAACCATCCAGATACCCAGTCAGCAGCCGAACCAACCACATTACCTACACTGGATGCAACTCCTCCTGCTACACTCAGTGCAAGGAACGCTGCCAAGGCAGCCGTGACAGCAATAATACCACCTGCGGCTCCTAGTAGTCCCGAACCACCCACGGAACCAAGTTCAATAAACTTGTCTATGATGTTGACCATAAAGTCGCCGATTGCACCGACAACCATTGAGATTGCAACACCAATATACATCATTCCTTGACCGAAGAATTCTGCGGCTTTACCAAACAACATAAACGCTGCCGCAACTGGAATCAGTGCGACACCGAGTGCGGCGATTACCGCTGTACCGATTAGAATCGGGACGGCTGCGAGTGACATTATACCAGCGACAACTGCAAACGCTGCCAAAGCACCAAGTCCAATGAACACGCTGGCAAAGTCAATGTCTGAGAACATACCAAGAGCGAACGAGAACGGTATGAGTGCAACACCAAGTGCGGCAATCGCAACACTACCCAATATAATTTGGGTAGAGAATTTACCAAGTACTCCTGCCGCAATTGAGAACCCAATCAGTGCAAGACTTCCAAGACCAACACCCTTCCAGTCCACATCTGAACTGAACGAAGCGAGTCCGAACACGAATAGTGGAAGTGCAAGTCCGAGCAATCCAATTGCAAGGATTCCCTTGAATACTTTTGCGTCCCCGAATGCACCAATACCTTTGGCAAGACCAGTGAGTAGTCCTTGAATTCCTTTACCAAGTGCTTTACCTGTCTTCGCAATCGCACCAAGGAAACCACCACCGTCACCGCCACCTTCTGCTTCTCCACCACCTTCACCGCCGCCAAGTGCGTTGATGAGTTCATCGTGTTGTCTTTCTTCTAATCTTCTTTCTTCGCCAGACTCTTCCTTTTCGTCGGAAGCATCGTCCTTCATATTGTTCATCATATCGAAAAGGTAGCCAGGGCTTCGAACTCCAAGTCCCTGAACAATGTTTTTGTTCAGTTCCCGAAGTTCACGAACTTGTTCTTTTGCCTCTTCTGCTATTTGTATTAAGAATGGGTCATCCTCACCCACGCCCGCACTCTTTGCCATTGTAACTGCGTAATCTGCCGCTTCGTTTTCTTCGGCTTTCTCGACGTTATCTTGCTGTTGTTGTTTTGCTTTTTCGAACCTACCACCGACTGCTTGTTTTGCTTCTTTGGATTTTCTTCGAGAACGAATCATTATACCAGCAGTCTTGCCAAGAATACCACCACCAAGAATGTTTTCTGCAAATTTGTCTACTGAAGGAAGTGCGTTTTTGATTTCATTCTTGAGAGTATTGGTAAATCCTGCTACCTGTCCAAATCCTTCATCCATATTTTCAGCGATGAAGTCGAGTCTCTCTGCTTCTTTCTTATCAAGTTTATGAGCAGACTTCTTGATTGCAAGCATTTCACCACGAATGGTCTGTGCTTGCTCCAAGTCAGCAGACATTAGTTCCTGAGACAACTCAAGCATTCTTGTCTCAAGCATCGAACCCATTTCAGTCTGCATAGGTTCGAATTGTTCAATACCCTCACGCATAGTGCGGATATTCTTTTCTGCCATTGTTGCTATGTCAAACTTTGTTCTGTCCGCCCACTTCAGTGTTTCACGGTAAGCGGCATTCATATCATCACTAAAACCAGCAACCGAATCTCTTCGTGCATCCATAAACTGGTCAAGGGATGACTGCATCCCCATAGAGTTTTGTGCAACCTTTTCGAGAGAACTTAAATCAAATCCTCTGAAGAGATTCTGCAAATCTGAAGCGGCATCATCAAACTTAGACGCTGGCTTCTCGAACTTTGCTACGCCTTCGTCTAGTTTCTCTGATACTCGTTTTAATGTTTTGTCTTCGTCTGCCATTGAGATTATCTTCGCCTTGCTGAGTTAATTTGACCCTGTTCCTTTTCCAGTCTTTCGTTTTCTTTCTCAACGAATTCGTTAAGAAGGATTATGTAGATGTCCCTCTCCCAAGGCATTAATGATTCAATCTCGTTCAAACTCCAACCGTGATGCTGTATCATAGCGAAGTTAGACTTCATCATACTAATCAGGTTTATGTGAGAGAGGGCGAGCCGAAAAAATCGTTGAGTCCACTAATTTCAATCTTGTTCTTGTGGTTGTCCTTGGGACAAGTCCACTCAATATCGTGCTTTAGTTTCGGCATATTTTCAAAGAATTCGGTTACCTTCTTAAACTGCTCCTGTGGGAGAGAGTCAATAAATTCGTCTAGTTCCTTTTTGGTGAAATCGTTGTAAACTTGTTCACCATCATAAACGCTTTCGATGCATTTGCTGATAGTGTCAAATATAAATTCTGGTTTAGATTCGTCTCCTGGCTTCATCTCTGACATCATATCCAAGGTTGGATACTTCATCTTGATTCCAATGTCACTTGTCAGAGAGATGTTGAAGTCTACTTTCTTCTTGGGAAATACTACTCCAACCTTTTTCAGGTCTAGTTTCATCTTTACGGGTTCCCCGCACTTTTCACACTTCAAATTGAGTTCAACTGTGTCTTCAACAGACTTGATTCGAAGTTGCAGAAACAGATACTCTACGTCAAACATAGGAAGAGTGTCTACTTTGAGTTTTCCGTCTGTACAGTTTTGAATGAGATTCTTGACTGTTCGGATAACTTCTTTCTGTTTTCCGCTTTCCATAGCCATCAGAAGAAGTTTCTCTTCTTTGACTAGGAATGGACGATAACTTACTTTCTCACTAGTGGAGGGAAGTGTCATTTCATATGTGGGTGTAGCAATTTTTGGTAAAGCCATAATTTAATTCTCCTAATTATTTAAAGTTCTGAACGAGGAATTTCTTGCCATCTTCTGAAAGCAAATTCTACTTCCTGTTTCATATATGTATCTCTTTGGTCATAACCAACTTCAACTTCACCCAGGCTTTTGGGGAAGCACTCTTCAACACGAACGCCGTAGATTGCCTTTTTGTCTCTAGTTTCTCCATCGGACTGTTGTGCTGGATACTGGAATACATAAATGTCACAGGTGTAATCATCATAGTATGCCCAGTCACCGCTCTGTCGGTCGTGGATTATGTTATGCCAGTTTTCGAAAATAGTTCTGAGTCCCATCTCTTCGTCCATTCTGAAAGTGAGTCCGAGGTCACCAGAATAGATTCGTTCATAAGCAAACTCACGAACAGGACCATATACTCGGTTTGGTTGTGTTCCTAGAGAACCAGCGGGAAACTTAGCGGCTTCACAGTGAATGATGAGTTCTCTGGTTGTCGATTGGTCAGCATTAGAGGCTTGGAGAACAGTGTTCCAACCAGGTCCTGCAAACACCACCTCATAGAGATGAGGCTTGACGATTCCACGGAATCCTGCTTTCCAGTCACTGACACTATTTGGTAATTGTGGTGAACCCATTAAGACATTTCCTCCCTGAGAGTATTTTCCCAGATAGCCGTTTTACCTTGTTTCTTAAATCTCTCTACGGGGAGATTAATAGCAATCGGCCAGTCCTCTGCTGGTATATTTATAAGTTTTCCTTGAATTTTTTGCACTTTATATCGGCGAAAACAAGACTTGAATATCTTCCACTGACTATTGTTCTTCATTCTTCCATATGGCAACATAATTCTGTTGTTCTGTCTGTATTTCTGAAGAAGTAGAAACATCTTCAGTCTTCTTTGGGGTGGGAGGTAGTGGAAGTTAATACCAAAAAATGTATCTTTCTCTCTGCTTAACAATAATACCAGAGGGAACGTATCGTAGAAAGGAAGGGTTGCTCTGTACTCTGGTTGGTTATAGAAGAAGAAGTACATTTGACCCAAGAATAATCTAGACCTGCTTCGAGTTGGGTCAGATGCTATCTGGTCGCGTATCTGGTTCATCTCCCCTATTTTTGTATTTCGGTTTATTAACTGCCTGAACCCTTCCCAGTTGTCCTTACCTACACCAGAATCCTCTCGCAGTTTGTGAAAGGATTCGAAAATACTTGAACCAGTTGTTATTTGTTTAGCCACCTGTGAATAGTTCCTTCTCTGTTAGTATCTGAAACTTCCATCCTCTATTCTCAGCAAACTCTTTGGCTGCTTTCCACTTTGCACTATTGATACCCCAAGTTTTGACTTCGTTGATGTACCGTTTTGTTCTTCTCTCTGGTCTCTCTGGAGGACTGCATTGTTTCTTTGGTTTAATTTCAATGAGTCTAGTCTCGACAAATCCACCTTTGTTCTTTGTTTTGATTATGAAGTCAACGAAGTAACGATGATACCTGTTGTCTATGGGAGATTTATATGGAATAAATAGTTCTTCAGAACCCCATTCAATGATGGCATCTTTCTGGTCACAAAACACCATAAAACGGCGCTCCCACAACGAACGATAAATAATATTAGTTGGGTCGCCGATGTACTTCTGGGGATTTTTCGGTTTGAATTTTCCTTTGTATGGCATATATACTATGTAGTAGAAATCCAGCAGGAGAGGTAAATGGCAACAAATCTAGTCAAATTTCCATATGACTTGGGCGAATCGGACGAACACCACCACTTTTTGGTTTTCCGAATTTATTCCAATTCGTCCGCAAGTCTATCAGGAGAAAAGAGAACACAGGCAGGAGATGACATATATGCATCGTCGCCCGAAAGTGAATTGCTTTCTAAATTGGATAACAGTCGTGGGGCAAAACCCAACTATTCGAATGTCGGAGATGTTCCAGACACCTTTTCTCAAGTTGGTGAGAACTTTGATGCCGCTTTGGATATGGCTGTAAGCGACACAACATATCGTCCAGCAGAAAAGGTAAACACCGATGCAATCTATTTGCCATTTCCACAATCAATCAATATGACTGATGGATGGGAATGGGAAACAGTGTCGTTTCAAAAGACAGCATTGGGAGAAGCGGTTAAGGGTGACATTGCAGAAGCGGCAGAAAAAGGCGCTCAGGATATCATTGGTGGTGTTGGTAAACTTGGAATGGAAAATGCAGACAAGTTTATGCAACACGCCGTTCGAAGAGTTACAAACCCAAGAAAAGAATCTATGTTTCAAGAGCCAGCAATGAGAACATACTCTTTCGAGTTCGATTTTGCTCCCCGAAACAAAAGAGAATCTGAAAATGCCCAAAAGATAATTCAACTCTTCAAGTATCACGCTTCTCCAGAATTGTATGCGGGAGACAATGCACTCTACAACTACCCATCAGAGTTTCAGATTTACTTTGTTTCAAACGGTAGCGAAAACCAATACATAGGTAAGATTGACAGGTGTGCTTTGAAAAGTTGCGGGGTAAACTACACCAACGCAAATATGTGGTCTGCCTTCAAAGATACAGGCGCACCAACTCACTTGAAAGTTTCACTAGAATTCACGGAACTCACACTACAGTCCAGAAACAGTCTGATGAAGATGGACGGTATGGAGGACGAGGGCGAACCCTCAGAAGGTTAATATGTTCTTTAGTAAATTTCCATTAATTACATACGATATAAACAAAGACGGCACTCGAAAGGTTGCTGTCGATATTCTGAAGCGAGTTGCGTTTCGTCAAAGTGTATCTGGACAGATGAATCTCTTTAGAGAGTACGCTGTACAAGAAGGCGAAACTCCAGAAATCGTTGCAACCAAATTCTACGGTTCTGCAAAACTACACTGGATTGTTTTGCTGATGAATGAAATTATTGACCCTTACTATAAATGGCCATTAAGTTCAAATACCCTTGATGATTATGTTGCGAAGAAGTATCCAGACAAGGCATATTACTTAGGCAATAATCCAAGTTTATATTTTGCAAAAGATGAAGAAGTGTATGTTAATGGAAGCAAAACAACAAGAGGTCTTGTTAAGTCATATGACCCAACCTTCAGAAAATTAAACCTCTACAATGTTGAAGGAACAATATCTGTAGGTGATACGTTGGTAGGAAAAAGCAACGGAAGCACTGGAGAACTCACACGACTTGTTGATTTGAATTCTCAATCCGTGCATCACTTTGAAGATGCAAGCACCGCATATCTTTATAATGAAATTGACCCACTGGCTACTCCTCCCGTAAACGGACAGCAAGTTGCAATCGGCAACACTGGTGATGCATTTAGTACTACCACTGCGGCTACCTTTGCTAACACGGTTCTTTACGCTTATGTTAATAGTTTAGACGGAAGCATAAGCACACACAGTGTTGTGACAAATGAAAAGTATGAAAGAGATTTAAACGAATCAAGAAGAACCGTGAAGATTCTGAGAGATGAATATGTAACAGCAGTAGTAGATGATTTTGCGAGGGTACTCAAGTGACATTAGAAGACGTAAGAGTGAAAGGTGTTCAACAGTGGCAGAAGGCTAACGAACAAAAAACAAACAATGAGGGTTACGCCGGTGACAATGACTATAAACTAAAGAGAATGGAAATTACTTCTGCCTCTGGTGGTCAAGTGGATATTATGGGTATCTTCGTTAGTATGAAAATTTATGAAGACCTTTTCAGTAATACTATGTCTTGCACTCTTACTTTTCAGGACACCAACAACCTTGCAAGACTCCTTCCGATTATTGGTCAACGTGAAAAATTAGTTGTTGAGTTTAGAATTCCCTCAGAGGAAACAGACTCTGTAATTTTTGAATTTGATATCTTCCGCGTTTCTGTGAAGAACATTTCTACTGTTGGCAAAAAACAATTGGTCAAAGTGAGTGGTGTTGCTTCTGAGCAATTCAAAAACGTACACACCAAGATAAGTCGTTCTTACTATGATACGATTGACAAAATGATAAGCGGAATGTTTAGTACATATTTGGAAAGTGGTGGAGAAGGCGAACAACACAAACTAAACATCGACGTTGAAACCGACACAGAAAAACGAAAGTTCATAATTCCAAACTGGCATCCTTTTGATGCCATTAACTGGTTGATGACAAGGGCACAACCCAAAGACAAACCTACCGCCTGCAATTACCTATTCTATCAGGACAGAGATGGTTTTCATCTGAACACTCTTGATAATTTGTTCTTGGAAAAAACTCCAAAGCAACAGTACAGATATATGCCAAGAAAATATCGTGAGAGGCCTGGAAATTTCCGTGACCCTGGCTTTGAAATGAGAAACATACAGAGACTCACGATAACAGAGCCTGGAAACAGACTAGACGAAACCGTCAAGGGGATGTATGGTTCTAAACTTCTAACACACGATATTGTTCGTAAAGAATACGAGTTCACAGAATATTCACTTGCAGACAATTTCAAAGATACCACTCACGTTCCTCAACCAGATAAAGAATCATATCCAATCGCAGTGGCGCTTGATACTTTCAGCACGGAACCAGACACCGTGTTTAATTTCTGTCCAATACACAAAACTCTCAATCAAGAAAATGAATTGTATGGTGGGGATACAGTGGAACAGAATGAAAAATATTCACAGTGGTTATTGAGAAGAAACTCAATGACGAGACAGATTGGAAGTATGATTATCAACGTACAAGTCTCTGGCGACTCAAGAAGAAAATGCGGAGATATTGTTAATTTGAAAGTAACTCCTTTGCAGCCTGGTTCAAAGGAAGACCAACAACTTGATAAATACATTACAGGTAATTACTGTGTGACATCTATTAAGCACAACTTAACTCCTGAAGGTTACCTGATGGATATGGAACTCAGTAAAGATAATATGAACGATAACTATCCATCAGAGTCAAGATTCTTAAAACAGATTAAACAAAACTACGAGAATCAATGAGGAAAATGAACAATGCTTAACTTCTCACAACACGAAGAATTAACTGAAGGACTTCAACTTCTCAACGAAAAAGAAATCGTTATTGCCAATGGTGCAAACTATGGGCAAATTGTTTTCTTGGTTGGTGGTGCAGGCAGTGGCAAAGGTTACGCCAAAAGTCACTTTATGCAGGGTAATAAGTTTAAGAACCGTGACGTTGACGAGTGGAAAAAAGCGTTCCTTCGTATTGCCGCAATGAAGGACAAGTATCCAGAACTTAAGGCTCTTGATTTGCGTGTACCCGATGATGTTACAACTCTTCATATGTGGGTGAAAGAAAAGGGAATCAAAAACAAGACTCTTGACTTGCTTCTAACAGACGCACGAAAAGGAATCCTTCCAAACATTATCTTTGATATTACATTTAAAGATAAGAGTGACATCTATAATCTTCTCCCAATATTGAAAGAAGTTGGATACGAACCAAAAGGAATTCATATCGTTTGGGTTCTAACCAACTACTCCATTGCAGTAAAACAAAACTCGAAGAGAGATAGGGTAGTACGAGATGATATTATGCTCGACACTCACTCTGGTGCATCAAACAATATGTTCCAAATGCTTCGAAGTGGTACACCAAGCGAAATTGACGGAGCAGTTCATATCATTCTGGGTGGTGCGAAGCACACTGTATTCTACAAAGACGCAAATGGAATGGATATCGATGGAGGTCCTAACCAAACAGGCAGAGTAGTAATCAAAGACTTCAAGTATCTTACTTTGAAGTTGCCTGGAAAAAAGATGACAACCGATGCAGGGCTAAAAGACCAAGCATACCAATGGATTATTGACAACGCTCCAAAGAACTTTGGAAAGGGTGCGTACTCCAACAAGGGAATCTTCCAAGCGAGTGCCGAAGTGAAGGAAGCATACCAAGACGAAAAGGAATTCCTCCCACCAAGAATTTACTGTGATATGGACCAAGTTCTCTGTGCATTCTTGAAGGGAACAGAAGACGCACTTGGTAAATCATATGCAGATAAGGAATATTGGAATTCACCCGAAGCAGGAAACAAGAAAGAAGAACTTGCGAAAGCCGCACCAAATCTTTTCCGTGACTTGGATTGGATGCCAGACGGAAAGAAACTATACGACTTCATTCGCAAGCACGACTTGCACATTCTCTCTGCCTATCCAACTTGGATGAAGGATGGTAAGAAAGATAAGATGACTTGGTTGAACAGACACACTCGAATTGCAAAGAACAATATCAATCTTGTACAAAGAGCAGACAAGAGAAAGTTTGCAGTTGACGAACGAGGACACCCTGCTGTTCTAATCGACGACCATATCAAAAACATTAAGGAGTGGAGAGCCGCTGGTGGGATTGGCATTCATCACACAAGCACCGCAACCACAATCGCAAAACTCAAAAAAATGGGATTCTAAATTATGCAAGAATTTATGGGTAAAGATGGATTTGTCTGGTGGCAGGGCGTTGTTGAAGATGTCGATGACCCACTGAAGTTAGGTAGATGTCGTGTTCGATGTTTGGGCTGGCACACCGACGATAAAACACTAATCAAAACAGAAGACTTACCGTGGGCGCACCCCATTCAACCAATCACCAGTGCCGCTATTAGTGGTATGGGATTTTCGCCTACGGGGTTGGTTCCAGGCAGTTGGGTGATTGGTTTTTTCCGAGATGGTGAGAATGCACAAGAGCCAGTGATGATGGGTTCGATTGGTGGTATACCCGAAAAAACTCCAGACGCGGAAACTGGTTTCAACGACCCACGAACCGACGAAGAAAAGAAACTCGACCCAAGAGGAAATATGCTGGGTAAGGGTCAGAAGAAACAAATCTATTACAAAGATGGTCGTGGAGCCATTGTTGTCAACAACAGTATGGGTGAAAATTATCCAAAGGGTTGGTGTATAGAGGAAGCAGACACTAACCGTCTGGCAAGAAACGAAGAAATCGATGATACGATTGTCCAGTTGAAGAAAGATAATGTTGACAAAGATGTTCCTACTGCTGATATGACTGCACAGTCGGTAAAGGCAGGAATCAGTAAACAGTCTACTGCATCTACTTCTGAGGCGGGAAAATGGACGGAACCAAAGACTGCCTATGATGTGAAGTACCCACACAACCACGTTTACGAAAGTGAATCTGGACACACATTTGAAGTGGATGACACACCAAACAGAGAACGACTTCACCGTTACCACCGCACAGGAACATTCGAAGAAATTCATCCAAATGGAGATAGAGTTCTTAAAGTTGTAAGAAACGATTACACTGTGATTCTAAAGAACGAGTGCATCCACATTGATGGATGGACAAATGTTACAATGGATAAGGCGTGTAAGATTTTTGTGAACGCAGACAAAGAAGACGGAAACCACTTAGACATTCACGTTGGCAACAAAGCAAATCTAAATATCGAAGTAAATGAAGGTGAGATTAATACGAAGATTGGAAAGGGTGATATGAATGTGGAACTTGCAGACGGAAGTTTCTACACTCACGTTAATGGCGACTTTGAACATTACGTTTCGGGTGATTACAATCTGAGAGTTGACGGACAACTCCGAACACAATCAGGAAAGAACACATATATGAATGCAGGACCAGACATTCATCTCAACCACCCAGGCTTCGGATAAGGAGAAATAAATGGTATTTGATTCAGGATATAGCGACCTACCAAGAAACATCACACCAAAGTTTGATGTCCCAGATATTCCAACTGCGGACTCGATTATCAATCTTGGAAATGCGGCGGGAGTTGTAACCAGCCATCCTCTTTGTGATAAGAATCTCTTGAAAGACATTGATGGTGTTGCGAGTCTTGCGAGTCTACCAAGTGTTCCGAATCTAGAAGATGTTCTCAACGCTTCTGGTATTCCACAGATACCAGAGAAACTTGACCCTAAATCAATGTTTACTGGTGTACCAGAGTTCACAGGACTCCAAGATATTCCTGGCATTCCAGACTCGGTGGCAGATAAACTTACAAACATAGATTTCAAAAATGAAGCAAAAGCATTAGCAGATGACGTACTAAAT